GAGGTAGACCATGGCGTTGATTGTCGTGGTTGTCACCCCGTTGATGAGCTGCGAGGAAGGCCCAGCGTAGAACCCGACCGAGTTCACGTTTTGTGCCTTGTCGGTAAACCCATAGGCGGCCCCAACAAACGCCCCGCCATTGAGCAGCGAATAGCTGCCATTGAAATAGAAAGCTCCGACGGAGCCGACTACCGACGGTCCCCAGCCAGGGGCGGCAACGGTGGTTACAGCAGTAGACGCAGGCGGTGTGGTGTCAGCCAGCGCAACAGAGGCCGCAAGGGCCATGACTACGAGCAGCGAAACGAGCATTTTCATGGTGGTTCCTCCTGTGTTGTTGGTTACGATTGCGGCGACTCCGGCGGCGGGTGCTGGCGCCTGGACCGGGGTTGGCTGGGCGACAGGGGCTAAAATCGCTTCTGCAATGGGTTGTGCCACCTTAGGCAATGAATCTTCAATGGCCTTTATTTCTTCGGGGGTGGCAATGGAAAGGGCCTGTTTTGCCAGCTTGTACCAGTGGTAGATCCCGTTGCCCTGCGTACTGTTGTCAAGGGCCATCTTCTCGGATTTTATGAACGCCACGAAGACCGGGACGAGAACAGCCGAGGCGAACAGTTGAAAATATTGCCATGCCAGTTGCCAGTCGATACCTTTCACGGCATCCTCCTATTCGTCGTTTACGTCCCTATCGGACCATGTGAGCAGGAACTGTTTGAGCTTCGGGTTTTTCTTGGCCAGGGAGAGATACCGTTTCATGGCATTGAGTTTGAGGTGATCGAAGAAATGCCAGCGGGCTTCGTTGCTGATCATCCCGTCGGCCATCATGGCGGGGGCAGTGTACCAGTTGACCCATGCGGTCATTTCTGGTGTCACTCGCCCCCTGAGCGGCCAATCAGCAGCCTTGCCGTTCAGATCGTTGACGGTCTTCTCGTAGACCTCGACGCCAGCCCCGCCCATGTTGATTGCCAGGTCGTTGACCTTATACGCAAGATACTGCGAAATGATGTGATCGCCGTCCACGGCCCGCCATTCGTTGTCGTGGTAGATTTTCGCGGCGCCATCCCTGGTCAGGTGCTTCACGTCCACACCCGGGTGGTCCCGGCAGGTAATCCCGTAGTTCGTCCCGCCGCAGTTGATACCCCTTCGGAAGTTCCCTGAGTCGCCCGGCAGGTTCTGGTAGCCCCCCTCGTTGCCAAAGGTGCCGTTGATATGCACCCCGCTCTTGGTGTCCCAGCCAAACAGGGCCTTGTTGATATCGGCCGCATAGACCGGTTCACAGGCCGACAGGGCGAAGATGACGACGAATATCCGCCACATGGCTAAAACTCCTCCGAGAGGTCCAGCTTGTCGGTTTTGCCTTGTACCGGCGGGGTGAAGTCGCTGGCGGTGGTGATTTCGGCAGGCTTCGGAGCTTCGGTGGCTTTCTTGCTCTTCTTGCCACCGATCCCGGCAATGCCTTCGGCCCCAGTGATACCCTGGGTCGGCTTGGCCTGCTCGGGCGGTGCCTCGTCCCCCATCCCCTCCACCGTCTGCCCCGCAAGGACCATCGCGGCAATCTCCTCGACGGTCATGGTCTTACGTAGGTTGCAGAACGCCTCGAACTCGGCCTGCCTTTGTACGTCCTCCGGTGCCTGCTCCTTCGGTACGTAGGCCCGGAAGTTCGCCTGACACCGCGAGTCCTTCAGCAGGTAATCCCGGTGCTCCTGGGAGATGACGACGCAGACGCTGGCCTCGGTGTCGCCGGTCAATTCCGGACGGGGCTGGAACACGTACTGAATCTTATCCAGGTTGAAAATCGTCGGAGCCGGGGCGTGGTTTTTGAGCGGGTCGGTACGACGGATCATCGTCTCAACCAGGTTGTCGTAAACAGACATGATGTTATCCTCCTGTGCGTTGAAGAATAGGGGGCCGGAGCCCCCTCGGTTAGTTGCCGTACAGCAGCCAAGTGCTGATGGTGGAAGTCCCGGTACCGGTTCGAGTCCAATTCACCCTTACCCATTGGCAAAAGTCGTTCATGGTGAAGATCGTGGCCGTAGTGGTAGACATGGACGTGTCGGCTTGAGTTTTTGCGGTGACCCATGGTCCTGTTGAGGTGGGTCCGCATTGTACGACCTCCGTACCGGGGACGTTGGCGAGTGCCGTGCCGTTACCGGACATGTTGGTAAGGATGAACGTCTTGATGGTGTTGCGGTCAACCTTTTGTGCGGCAGACGCGACGGTTGCGTTCTGGTTGGTAAATATCTGCGTCACATAAGCGCCGGCCGCACTGGTTATCGATCCAGCTCCGGGCTCGGCGTAAGCCATACTGGCCATGAGTATTACAGAAACTGCTATCAAAGATAAAAACTTCTTCATTGTCATCTCCTTTCGTATTGTCGTCTACTGCATGCCGTTGCCGTTACTCGCTGTACGCTGCGCGGTAGCTGAACACCAGTTCCAGCATGGCGGTTGCGGCTTCTTGGCCGGCGACACCGGCGGCGATCTTGACGCCGATCCAGCGATCATAGTTGACGGAGCCGAGCTTCAGCCCGGCTACAACCGAGGCGCGAGCAACGCCACCGGCCTGACCGACGGTCGAGGCGGTGATGAAGCTGGTGGACGCAACAACGTCCGTGAAGTCCTGCTTGAGTTGCGCCACGGTCAAGGTCAGCCCGGCGCCGGTATCTACCTGGTCGGCCAGGAGCATACAGTCCACGGGGACGTTGTAGGCGGGGAGCATGCAGCCGACAATGATGTCGTTGGTGGCGACCTGTGCCAGGGTCAGGGAACTCATATCGATCTTGGAGCGCACGGTGACGGTCTGCGCCTCATGTACGGCGGAAATGGGCGGATACGTCCCGCCAGGGGGGTTGTAAGTTGAAGGGGTACCGGCCGTAGGTGCGCCGGTCGCGGTATTGCCGGTCGCCGGAGTTACTCCGGTGGCCTTATCCATATACGAAATCAACTGTGCCATGTGATTATCCTCCAAAAGGGGATTCAAGGGGACCGGAGTCCCCTATCAGTATCGGTTACGGGCGCTTGGCGGCGGTGTCGATGGCCATGCAGCCGAAGTCGAGGCCGTTGAACGTGACCTTTTTAATGCCCATGATGGTATGGGTATAGATGGCCACACGGTTCTTCGCGTCCTTCATTTCCTCAGTCCACCCGAAACGCAGATTCTGACCGGCCGAACCAAAGGCGATGGTTGCCGCTTGGACGCCGCAGAACAGGCCACGGGTGGCGGCGATGTTACTGGTCGCGCCGTAGTTAGTGAACCGGATGCAGTTCTGGTGCTTGTGGAGTACCACGTCGTTGTGGATGCCGAGCGCCCCGGTGATGAAGTTGGACTTGTTGCCGAGGGCGGTAGCAAGGGCCTTCTGGATTTCCGCCCAGCCGTTAGTGTCGGTGCTGTTGCGCAAATCGAATGCCTGGTACGGGTCCATAATGGCGAGGTAGCGCTTCTCGCCTTCCACCATAGCTGGCTGGATCTGCGGAATTCCCTGGGTTCCGCCGCCCATCATCTCGGCATAGGCCACGCATTTGTCGATGGCCACTAGGCTCATCTTGTCGGTGGCTGCCAGCGAAACGGCCGATGTTGCGGTCCCGCCATAGACGAGGTGCTGGCTGTCCGGGGCAGTAAAGCTGTTGTTGGCGTACCCGGCGAAGGCCGGGGTCTCGATGAACTCCGTGTTGGTCCCGCGGCTGCCCGAGAGGTACATGAAAAACGTCTCGTCAAACAGGCGTGCCCAATAGTCGATCTCGCGGGCCTTGGCGATCTTCCGCAGGTCGTGCAGGGTGCGCTTACGGCTCATCCGGCCGCCGCAATCCACACCGTGGCGGAGCTGGTCGATGTAAACCAGGTCGGTGTAGAAGTTCAGCGCCTCTTCTTTGCCCTCGATCACGTTGTCGCCCTGGGTGGGAGCAGACTTCAATTGCATGCTTAGCGTAGTGTTCAACGAGGTTCGCTATTCCCTCGCCCGTCCTTTCGGACTGCTTACGGTTTCCCGTAACGAGCAGGTCATATCATCATCCTTTACAGGATGCTAGATGCTTCGCTCTGCTTAGAGCTACTCCCCTTCGGGATGACCGTCGAACCTTCTTGATGAGGACATACGCCGTTATTCCGTCGCTTCCCTGTGTTGCAATTCCAGCATAAGAGCTGATAAATATCGGGAAAGTTTCTCTGAATGATCCGGCTGTATAAACCGCCCTGCGAAAATTGCTTCCGTTCGATATGCCCGTCGTTATTGACGTGATCGAGGGTGAGGAATAAAGGGTTTGATTCTCCGCAACACTGGCATTTATCGCCGTATGCTGCATATACCTTGGCGCGGTTGTTATCTCTTGTGACTTTGGCCCACTTGCGCCCTTCCGACCTTGCTTTTTCAGGATTGTCCAGCCGATACTGACGCATTTTTGTATTGGCTGTTTCCCTGTCATAGTTCGTTCGGAAAAGGCTATGATTGTAGGTTTTTTCGCATTCGATACACATGCTGCTTCGGTAAACCCTTTCGCTCTTGTCCCTGTTACGGTTTTTGACAAGTCGGAATTCGATAATCCCTTTTGTCTCTTTGCAAATCTTGCAGGCTTTACTGCCCTCGAACAAGCTCGGCTGCTGATTGCCCATTGTGACCCCCATGAATAGTTATTGCGAACAGACAACATATTATCGCATATACCATTCAGTTGCAAGTCGAATCCGTGATTTTTTTGAACTATCGCATTCATCATTTCTGATCCCGCTGTAGTAATCATGGCTTTAGGGTGTCCCAGCAATTCTTCTAGTTCTTCGACTACGCTCTCGCGTAGAAGCGACCTAATTCTTGATCGTAAGTGATCTGCTCGCCTGCGTCGCTCTCCAGCTCCGTGAGCTGCCAAATGGGCTTGGTCGGGGTCTCGCCCTTTCCCATGAACTTGTTCGTCCAGTAGCCCTTCCTTCCCACGTCCACGGCCAGATTACCGGAGTAAATCTTGACCGCCATGGGGCTGTTCAGACCTACAATCGTCTGTGCCATGGTGCTGTCTCCTTTTTTTCGCCGGTCGTCGGGCGGTGGTTGTGCGTGGCAGAGCCACAGTTAGCTGCTACTTGTCGTCTGAGAACTCATACATTTCGTACATTTCATCGACCGCCTTCTTGCCGTCGTCCCGTGTGGTGGTCGTCTCTTCACCAGTTACTACCATTTCTTTCTTGATATGCCGGATCGGTATCGACCTGTCCGCCCTGATCTCCATCACATTGGCCGGCCGGGACCGCTTGACCATAATGATTGAGATACGCTTACAGGCCGAGGGGTCCATGTTCTCCAGGTCGAATACAATCTCATCACCATCGTTGATTACCTTGACGAGTGCCATAATATCTCCTATACCGAGTCCTCAAGCGCACGGCGCTGGGCATCAGTCATATTCTCCAGGGTCGCCTCGAACTTCGGGCCGTTCAGCCGGGTAACGGCCTTGGCCATGCTGTCAACGTGTTCTCCTTCGGCTACGGGCACGCCTGACAGGGTTTTCTCCGAGACATCCTTAAGCGCTGGCCGGTTGACAGCTGCGGGCTTCTCCTTGCCCGGTATGGTGACTGCCGCTGCGGTTGCTGGTTTGCCTGCCGGGAGGTTGAACAGCTTGCGGACGGCTTTGTCCGCCTCGACAAGTATCTGCATCCCGCTTTTGGTATCGCTGCCAGGCAGGGAATTGAGACGCTGAATCTGTGCGTTGAGCGCGGCGTGCAGCATGACAGCCCGCTCGGTCTGCGTCTTGGTTCCGTCGGCGGCGGTGTCGGCCTCCCCGTACTCTTTGCGGGCGGCAAAGAAGGCGTTGCATTCCTTCTTCCAGACCAGGGCTTCGCGTTGGTTATCGCGGGTGGTGATCTTGGCCTCGGTCAGTTCCTGGTTGACGGCATCGCGCTTGTCGGCTGCGGCGTCGATGATATCGTCCAGGGCCTCGCGGGTCAGGTCCCCTTCGCTGAACTTCGCCCGGGCGTCCTTGACTTCTTGCTTGATGGCGTCGAGTTTGGCCTGGATCTCCGGCGGCGTTTCCTTGGCAAAAGCCAACTCTGAGTCAGAGACTACGGGGCGGTAGGCGATCAGGTCGGCGTCGGTGACTTCAGGGGCGGCGGCAGCTTCGGCGGCTATCTCCTCGGGCGTCTTGGTTGCGGCTGCCTCGGCTGCTATTTCCTCCGGGGTCTTCCCAGCGGCTGCGGCTTCGGCTGCCAGTTCCTCGGCAGTTTTACCTTCGGCTGGTTTGTCCTCCAAAATCGCGGCCAGCTCCTCAGGGGTCAGGTCGTCCTCATCGTCACCATCCTCGGCGTCTTCACCCGTGCCAAGAATGGTATGGGCACCTTCGCCCTCGTCGGTTGAGGTGAGCCCTTCGCGCTCGTCCGCGGATAGGTCGTCCCACTCCGCCTCGGTGATGTGCTCGGGGCGTTCGAAGGTCCCGCCTCCGCCACCGCCGCCGTCCGGGGCAAACCTGATACATGCTGCCATGGTCAGTAATCGCAAAATAGAGCCTCGAAACATGATGTGTTCCTCCTGTGCGGTTTTATGGGCTATTTGCCCTTGTTCGCCATATCGACAATGGCCTTGGATTCGGCCATGCGGTGTTCATGTTCGTCCTTCATCGTCTTGGCGTGGCCGATGGCTCGCTTATGCCGTTCCGGGTCCTTCTTGATGGCGTGGGCGCGGGCTAGTGCCCTTACATCCTCTTCCTTCTCCCAGCGCTTATTGTCGTAAAGCTCGTTTGCATGGATGGTCGCGTTTTTGATGTTAACCGTGGCCTTCTTCTTCCTCTTCCGCTCGCCGACGATAGCCATTACATTGCTCCTTCTGCCGGTGGCCCTGGCTGCTGCTGGACCTGCTGATCCGGGTGTATGATTTTTGCATCCTTGATGATGGAGTCGGCGCCCTGTACCAGACCAGGCGCTACGGCGATCTTGCCGGCGGCGTCCATGGCCTTGCTGAACGCATCGATCTGCTTGCCCATGGCGGTAACGGAGTCGAGCAGGGCCTTGGCGTGCTTCCCGGCGGCCTCGCCTTCCTTGAGGTCCATTTCGATCTGCTGGAGCTTCTGCTGCAACGCCTGCTGGGCCTGCATCTGTTGCGCCTTCTGCGCCCGCTCCTCTTCCTTCTTTTGCTTCTCTTCGGGCGACATGCCCTCGTTCGGGCCTTCCTGGCCGTTGATCTTCCTGATCCTCGCTACGGCCTCGTCCTTGTTCGGCAGGTCGTCCATCATATCGACGGCGAGGTCCAAGAGGTCTAGTGCAATCTTCGCCATACCCTCTTTCGAGAGCGCCATGATCAGGGCGTTGAACGCCTCCATGGCTTGGAGCCTGATCGTCTCCCGGTGGTCCTGCTTGCCGACCACGAAATCAGCGGGGTAGCGGGTCATGCTGTTGAGCAGTTCCCCATCCGGCCCCCGCGAGTTGACCATGGCAAACTCGTCTTTCTGCTCGTTGCCGGTGATCCGGAATTCCTTCTCCTGGTCCCAATACTGCTCCATGAGCTTGAGTTGCCATTCACCCTGGAGTTGAAAGGAATGAAAATGGTTGTCGAACACGATCCCGCTTGTGGTCTGGCCTTGGAGCTGCCGGGCCTCGATGGCCTTACCGCTGGTCGCGTTGGTCTTCTTGCCCAGATTCTCGTCGGTGATCCCTGCGATGTCCTGGATGTATCGGGCGTCGTCGCGGGCCAGTTCGATGTGAGCGGCGGCCAGTTGCTGTTCGTTGACGATATGGACCTTCTGCCCGCTGATCGCCCCGGCGTTGACTTCGGCCAGGCCGTCCGCGCG